TTGGGCCTCGGCCTGAACCACCCGCCTTGACGACCTGGGCGCGGCCTCGCTGGTTCAGGTGACGCGCAACCTCAGGCTCAACCGTGGTGAACGTGAAGTCCCGCCACTGCCCGGCCTTACGCCGGCCTTTCTCGAACCGGCGGAACGCGGCTATCTCAGCCTTGGCCAGTTCCTCCCGCTCCTCATCCTCATCGTCGTCGTCGAGGTCGTAGGAGGTGATGCCGGTCCCGGTGGTGATCCCCGCCGTTTCCGCCTTGGCGACCGGCAGCGGCTGCGATGGTGGCTGCACCGATCCCGGTGGTGGTGCACCCGGAACCGCGGGCGGCCCATACAGGCGCTCCGCCAGGGCCGGGGCTTTCGGGGCCGGAACCGGCACCACACCCTCAACCAGCTCAAACTCCTTGTGCGGCAACGGCACCCCGGGCATCGGTGCGGCTGTCTCCGGGTCCGTCGGCCCAGCCACATCCAGCAGCGAGCTCAGCGGGATCGGCCCGGCGCGGGTCGTGTACACGAACCTGGGGACCTGCTGGCCTTCCGGTTCGGTCAAACCGAACCGCATCTCCCGGATCTCGCTGGCACCCACAACGCCGTTCTTGATGTACACGTCGTCGGAGTGGGCGACGTCGAGCTGGTCGTCCTGCTCTTCACCGCGGTCAAACTCCAGCCGCAGCGGCAGGCCCATGTCGTCGAACAGGAACTGGGACAGGATCCCCTCAACGTGTTCCATGAGGGGCAGGTCACCGACACGGTGCTGCACATCCGCCTGCGACTCACCGCTGGAGCGGTTGACGGTCTCGGTGAACCCGAGGTCGGCGGGCACCACATGGTAGGCCGCGGCGGTTTTACGCATGAGGAACAGGGAGAAAGCGTCCGTGAACTCTTTCTCGTTGCTCCAGGCGATCGAGCTGCCGCCGGGCATCCACTTGATCTGATGCTTCTGTGACTGGTCACCGAACATGACGCTATCCCACAGGTTCTGGAACTGCTCAATCTGGTCCGGTGACCATGACTCCGGCGCCGACGCGAACGCCTCCGGCACGTTCCCTTTTGTGAAACGGTCAAGGAAATACGCCTGGAACCGCAGGTCAGTGTTCGCATTGAGCAGGATCGACTCGAGCGGCGCATGCCCGTACGGGCTGTTGGTGCGCGGCCGGAACGGCTCATAGATCAAGTCATCCCTGGTCAACCAGCCCCACGGCAACCCGTTCGCATACTGCACATACGCCTCAGCGGGCGCGTCCGGGCTGTTACCCCAGTAGTCGAGCAGCGGCGCGATGGTCGTCCCGTCGAAGGGCAGCAGGCCGACGCATTTCCCGCCCCGGTTCCTCATCCTGTACAGGGCACCCGCGTCGTAGGCGAGGACGTCATACAGGTACTGGGCCAGCCAGGATTTGAACGGGTGCTTCCGGTCCGGTTTCCGCAAGGCCGCCATACCGAGCGGGATCGCATCGGTGACGTCACCGTTGTAGTTTTCGGCGGCGATCAGCTTCCATTTCAGGCTGCGGATGCTGTCGATGCGGTGGAAGATGCACACCTGCGCCACGTCGTAGGCTTCGATGAGCCCGCGCAGCACATCAAAGCTGACCCGCTCATGCGTCCTGGGGCGCGTGGCGACGTTGAACGAGGTCTGATAGTCGAACGCGCGGGGGGTTCGGGAGTACCCGTCAAACGGGCGGACAGGCTCACCCGGGCTGAACGGGTGATCGGGGCCCATCTGGGCGGCTTGCTCGCCGGCCAGGATCTCGGGGGGAAGATCGGGGCCGAACCGCTTGGCTATCAACGACCGGAGGCCCACTCGCCGCCTCCTCGCTGGCTGCGGTGGGCGTGTGAGTGGTTAACCGCTGCGCTGCCGCCACATGGCGTCACGGGCATGCTTGCGGGCCGCTGCCGGGTCCAGCGGTATGACCGTGGCGGGTTCCGGTTCCGGTGCGATGGGGGGCGCTGGGGCTGGTTCGGTGGCCTCTTCCGCTTTACGGCGAGCCCACGTAATCCAGGCGGTCGCACCGAAGTTGTCCGTCAGCTCAGTCAAGGCCCACACCAAGGCGTCGAGGCGGTCCGGGCTCGTGCCGTCGGCCGGCGTCCAGGTGGTCATCTGGTCTTCAAGCTTCGCCAGCGAGCCGACGTGATGCACCCGATGCTGCTCGTACGCGGCGGCGACCGGCTCGGCGCGCTGCACCTTGCCTCGTGACGCGGAGACCATCTTCACCGGCACAGACGCCGACACCTGCTTGATGGTGCTGAGCACCATCTCTCCCCCGAAGTTCCTCTCGGCCGCTATGCGATCCCCGGCGTACTCGTGGAATGCGCCCACCGCACGGGACGCCCACCCGTTCGGCGACAGTTTGCATGACCGGTCGTCGAGCACATACAGGTCACCGTCAGCACCGAGACCGGCGACGATGATGCCCTGCTCGTCGTTGTTCGGCCCGGACCCGCCTGAGGGGTCCACGCCGACGACGACACGGCGCATCTCCGGTGCCGTTTCTACCCGGTCGGCGTCGATGCCGGCGAGGGTCCACAGCGCACCCTCGACGTCTTCGAGGAGTTCGCCGAGCAACTCCTGCCGGCCGATCCGGGTGCCCTCATAGGCGGCGAGGACTTCCTCACGGAACGACGGGGCCAGGTTGTCGAGGTTGTCGAACGTCGTGCCCCGCGTGACGACCGTGGAGGCGCGGCCGAGGATGGTGCGGATCAGCGCGACCGGCTTCGGCGTCGTCGTCGCCACACACCGCGGCGAGCGGCCGAGCCGCAGCCCAAGCATCAGGTTGTTCCACGCCGTGTCCAGGCTGTCGCCCTTGCCGGCATCCGTCCAGGAGGCGGGCTCGTCGCACCACGCGTACCCATGCTGGGGGCCACGCAACTGGGACGGAACCTCAGCGCTGTACGTGTGGGCGGTTGACCCGTTCGGCCAGGAGATACGCCGCTTCGTCGGCTGGTAAACCGGCCGCTCATCCTTCGCGATCGTCAGAATCCCCGAGTCGCCTTCGATCATGACGTCACGCACATCCGCGGGTGTGCGGCCGATCAGGGCGATACGGCAGCCGGGCTCGGCTTGGGCCCGCTCATGCACCCACTCAGCGGCGGACCGCGATTTCCCGGCACCACGACCGGCCATGTAAATCCAGGTCAGCCACGTGCCATCGGGGGCGAGCTGCTCAGGCCGGGCGAGCTCACGCCACGGCTTCGGCGCGGACTCCAGGGTCGCGGAACGATCGGCCAGCCGGTCAGCGAGCAGCGCCGCGAACCCGGTCACGCCACCAATTGCAGGTGACGGCCAAGCCGCTCACACGCATCCGACTGCTGCCCGGCATCCATACCCATCTCGGCGAGCGTCGCCAGTAGTGCTTTCTCCGCCAGCCCCGCTTGCTTCTCCGTCACCCGGACGAGGCGCTCGTCAATGTTGAGCTTGGCGATGTCAACGAGGAGTTTCCCGCACCGGTCCATGGCCCGCTCGAGGACGGCGACCTCAGCACGGAGCTGCTCCCCGCCACCTTCGCCGCCGGCCTCGTACCGGATCGAGCTCAGGTCGTTGACCAGGTGGCCGATGGTTTCCTCAAGCGCCAGCGCCCGGCCCGCCAAGCGCTGCAACGCCTCGAGCGGGTCACCGCACGGTGTCGCGTCATGGCGGTACAGCAGGCGGGCGGCTTCCTTGTTCAGCGCCGACACGCGGCCAGTCGGGGTCGCTCCCCCGTGGAACGCGCAGTTACCGAACCCGGCGTGGTCGGTCTTGTATCCGGCCGCATTCTTGCACGGTTCACCCTGCCGGTTTGTGCCGCCGCACTTTGCTCCATGGCCCACGACGCCACCGCCCCGGGTTCATGGCCTTTGGTTAACCGGTTAACCGACGTGCGTTCCGCAGTTGCCGCAAAAGTTCTTATGCACGCGCGCTTTCGGGTGCGGGCATGGTTCCGGCGACCTGAAAGGTACACGTCCCGGTGGTGATCCGGGGCTACCGGCCGGGGCGTGTACCGCAGATGGTGGCGTATATACAGCCTGCGCGGGGGCGGGAGCGACGCCTTGTATATACACGGTGAGCGCCCGTACGAGCACATCGGTGACTGTCTCGCCCTGCTCGGCAGCCTTGGCGGCAGCTGCGCGCTTGAGGTCCCCGTCTATACGGGCCGTCAGTAGTTCCTTAGCGGTCATCAGCCTTCGGCTCCCGCCTAGCCGTGGAGATGATCGAGTCCACGGTCGGGCCTTTGACGCCCATGGCCTGCGCGATGGCGTACTTCGACCAGCCCGCGGCGAGGGCTTTCATCACGATGTCCTGCCGGGCCTGGCGGAACTGGATGGTGA